TCAATACGGTCTGCTTCCGAGCGTTTCGGATGTAGGCAACATGATAATTGGAGTCTTATCACTGTCCCAGAAGATCCGTGCATGGAATGATAGTATCGGCACTGTTGTGAAACACCGAGCTGTCGCTCTGAATGATGTTATCAGTAAAACGGGATCATCCTCTGTGTCAACATGGGGGACCGTTGCGTGGTCGGGTACGTTGACTCGACACGCCGATGTCCTGATTAAGTACATGCCGATGCCTATACAGGCATTGAATGATCTTGATCTAATCCTCAGGGGTAACCTTGCGGTGTTCGGCATCGAACTGGATCCAACCATCATCTGGGATGCTATACCGTTCAGCTTCGTCGTTGATTGGTTTCTCAACGTCGGAGGTTTTCTGAGCCGGTACAGATTTGATGCGTTGGAGCTTCCCTTTAGGCTGCTTGATTCTTGTGTGCAGTACAAGGAAGAGATGGTCATCGATTGTAGGACCACCAACAACGGTGTTGCTGGAGATATTCCAATCAATCGATACGCTGGGTCACGGCGCGTTGAGAAATTCTTTCAACGAGTCCCGTGTGGGCCCTCTTACTCCGTATTAACGGGTGAAGGGTTTAAGTTACCCAGCTGGCGTCAGGGCGGCTTAGCAGCTTCTCTGGCAGTACAGCTCGTCTTATGACGCTTATGGTCTACTTTCAGACGTGGCATCCGCCATGTTTTGAGGTAAGCCTCAGGCTTTTATGCCTTTGTCGGTATATTCCGACTCAGACACCACCTAGATTGGTGGAAACCAGAGTGATTTTCACTCATAACACCCTTGTTTACAAGGGAAGGACTTTGCCAATGTCATTTACTACTCCGCAGTCGCTTTCGAAAGACTGTGCCACAGACGTGGACACGAATCTTCGTGTTTTCGATTTGCGGGCAGCTGATTTGGGTAGAAGTGAGTGGTCTGTTGCAGGCCTTACGCTGCCAGCAGAACGCAAGCTTATTATCTCCCATGATGTGGGAAAAGCGGGCGAGCAGCGGCACATGATCCGTATCGATGAAACAGTTACCGATACGTTGCTTGTGCCGGCGACGGTCTCCGTATATATGGTGATCGTTCGTCCTCCAAATACCGCGGTGACAAATGCGATCGTTCTCGAAAATGTGAACGAGCTCGTCGACTTCGTAATTGAAGGCGGCGCGAACGCAAATGTCACGAAGATCCTCAACAGTGAGGTTTAGTTGGGTTGAACTGGTTGCCGACGCTCTGTTGGCTGTTCAGAATCACGTCGAACCGAAACCGAAGCGAGTAAAAGCTAAGGGGAAGGATAAGGCGGGCCAGTCGACTAACAAACCATCTACTAAGAGGCATTGCCAGCAATGATTAAAATGCTGGATCTTCTCCTGTTCATGTGCGTGGTTGCGATGCTGATTATCATCACGTTGATGGTAACCAGAGTAGCACCTGCTGTCACATGTCCCGATGCTAGCGTCTCTTATCTAGCTATGCGGCCTGGATGATTGTGTGAGTACACGGTTTTAAGTGAATGGCAATGTTCTTCGGAGGGAGTCTACATCATGGATGCAGGTGCCCGGAAGAGCCTCGATCTATACCGCGAGGTATGGATTAGCCTTGCGTACAACCGACGCTATGCCAACTACGTGACGGAGAGAGATATTGAAACTTTCCGGAGGCGGGTGGCGAACGAGGGTTTAACTTTCTTAACCGACGTCCTTCCCCAGTTGGGGAAGGCACTCGATAGTAGTTGGTCTTTGGGAAACGACGTTCAGCCGCTTTATGTGCTGGATGGTACGAAAACACTAAAGATACAGCTGCCAGTGCCGCGTGATTTCGATGCGTGTCCACTGGGCATTCCCGTATTCCTTGGGAAGGCATTTCGAGCTGCGTTGAGGGGTGACTCCCAAGCGGTAGATTGTATACGGCAACTGTCGTATATGTTCTACAAACTGGATGTTAACTTTGATCGGAAGGTGCAGGCGGACTTTCTTGATCGGTTTGAAATGACCGATCGGGAGGTTGGCGAATTTCGTTACGACGCGCAAGCGCCCGTAATTAAATTAGCTCGTGGTCTGATTGCGGAGGTTCTTCACAAGGAGGACCCTCGTAAAATAACTCCACGACACGGCGCTGGAGCTACAGCTTGCCGCACACCAAATAGCGAGAAGTATCACGGGTTTCGTTATTCACAGAAACTCGATGATTTCTTTTCGTACTCCGACTACTTCTTTTACAATGCTACTCACCTTTCTGATGAGATGGCAAAGTTGGAGACGTCAGAAGAGTTGGTCCCTATGGCACGAGTTTGTTTAGTGCCGAAGGACTCCCGTGGACCTCGTATAATCTCATGTGAGCCTCGCGAATTTATGTACATTCAGCAGGGCCTCATGAATAAATTGTACCAGATCCTAGGAACACATTATCTTACCAAGGGCTTCGTTAACTTCGAAGACCAAGGGATCAACAGGGCCCTCGCGTACCAGTCTAGTATAGACGGTACGTATGCGACCCTGGATTTGACCGATGCCTCTGATCGAGTTTCTCTCGCTCTAGTCCGGGATCTCTTTCCCTTAGACTGGGTCGAGGCCTTCGAAGCTTGTCGCTCCGAACGCACGTTACTCCCAGACGGTCGGATAGTGGAGCTACAGAAGTTCGCCCCTATGGGCTCATCTGTATGCTTTCCTGTTGAAGCTTTAGCCTTCTGGGCTTTAGCTTGCGCGCAAATACGTATTACCTCGGGAATTCTTAGGCCCGACGTTTACGTGTATGGGGATGATATCATTGTGCCGACCTCACAGGCCGGCATCGTGGTTGACGGTTTACACTATGCTGGCCTCAAGGTCAGCAAAAGCAAGTCGTACGTGGATGGTCCTTTTCGGGAAAGCTGCGGAGGTGACTACCATAAAGGTTATAATGTCACTCCCGTGAGAATCCGGGAAGCCATCGGCGCATCTATTAGTAGTATTGCCACTGATGCTGACTTGTGCAACAGCTTTGTTGCGAAGTTTGGAGCAGAGACCGTTGCGTCACTAATCAATTTGATTGATAGTGCGCAACCAGTACCTTTTCCACGGTCAGGGATACCGCAACCATGCTGTATCCTAATGGAACCGAGTGCCAGCAACGATGTCTTCTATCGTCGGAAGTGGAATCATTCGCTTCAACGGTGGGAATATCGGATTCGTCGGGTCTCATTGAGGACGAGCGTCCGTCATGAACCAGATTGGTGTGAGCTCCTGAGGAAGGAGCTGACTCGCGGATCTTTTGGCCGTACAACTGAGGGGTATGAGAATCGTCTACGAATAGTAGAGAGCTCATTACCTCCCGGTCACTATGCAGAACCCCACTCTGACCAAATAAAG